ACAGGTTACCATAGGAATCCTAACAACACTGCTAACACAGTGGATGGTAACTTTGTAGATAAAGAACTACTTCAGATCTACATACCAAAACTGAAGGAAGTTCTACAAAAAATTGGATTGTATAATAGTGAATCTATATTCAGTTACGACAGCATTTGGGGTCAACTATATACAAGGGAACTCAGTGCGGTTATTGATGTTCATAATCATTATAAACATCCTAGTCAACTGGTTTCTTGGGTGCATTTCGTTGACGTTCCAAAACAAAAGTGCTTCTACTTTATGTTAGGAGATCAGAAAGTATATCCCGAAACACAGAGAACAAATGATATAATATTTTATCCATCCTATGCACCACATGGTGTTGATAAGATGGAAGAAGGCAATGACAGGTTTGTTGTTGCAGGAAACATAGTACAGATGAGTAAACGTTTCGAGCGTAAATTCATTGACCCAAAAATACTGAAAGATTTATGAAAGCAGTTCTATGGTCTAGAGATAATTGTCAGTGGTGTGAGAGAGTCAAGCAACTCTTTGCTGCTACTAATATAAGCGTGACTGAATACAAACTGGATAGAGACTTTACTAGACACCAGTTTTATGAGGAGTTTGAGGAGGGTGCTACCTTTCCACAAGTTCAAATTGAAAACAAACACATAGGCGGATGCAAGGACACACTACATCATCTCCAAGATCTAAAGATGATCTGAACAAAGGTTCTGTTTTTCTTCTCACAAGGAACAGAAAAAGAAAACCTGTATTTTCTGTGCTATTATGGGGTATAAGAATCTCCCTACATATACACAGGGAGACATAAACAAATGGATCTAAACATTACAGCAGTTATCATTGCCCTCAGTGTGACTGTGCTCCTCCTAGCGATAGGAGTATCTCTTGTGATTGGTTACTTGTTACGTGCATATATACATGACGTGACACCTCAGTACACTCATCCTGAGATGTTTGACGAGAATGGTAACCCCATTGCTGATGAATTGATCGCCTTTCGATTTGAGAATGGCAAACCCGAACTAGATGATCTTGAAGACTAATTATGGCAAAACTACCACCTAATCCTCTTGTTTCTGAGATACTCAGAGCAGCTCATGGTGCTAAAACTGTTGAGAAAAAAGTAGAAGTACTTACAAAGTACAAGAGAGATGATGTAAAAGCATGTTTGATTTGGAACTTTGATAAAGCAATCAGAAGTGCTATTCCTGAGGGAGATGTCCCTTACAAACCTAATGATGCTCCTGTAGGAGTTGACGGAGGACACACACGTTTGATTCATGAGTGGAAATCACTCTACAATTTTATAAGAGGTGGTAACAATAGAATATCTCAGATGAAGCGTGAGACAATGTTAGTCCAGATGTTAGAGGCATTACATAAGGACGAGGCAGAGGTATTAGTTCTAGTGAAAGATAAAGAACTACAAAGCAAGTATCGTATCACTAGAAACGTAGTAGAGAAAGCATATCCGGAGATAGTTTGGAAGGATAGGTGAAGTTCCTAATTGATCTGACAGATCATTGCAACTCCAAGTGTCCTTTATGTGCTAGACATAAGACCTCATACAATGATGAGGTAGCGGTCTTGAAACCAGACCCATCTATGAATCGCTCTTCCATATCACTCGCTGATTGGAAGAGATGGTTTCCTATTGAGACTCTTAGAAAGACAGAACTGATATATTTTCAAGGATCATTCGGTGAACCCTCATTGAATGAGGATTTGTTAGACATATATTCTTATACCCTCAACGCTAACAGTAGTATAGTCTTCCAGATGAGTACCAATGGTGGTACACGAGACCAAGAGTTCTGGGGTAGACTGGGTGCTCTCATGGCATCATCACACAGAGACAGTTTTCTTATCTTTTCCATAGATGGTTTGACAGATACTCTACAACAGTACAGAGTAGGTGTAGATTACAACAAAGTTATAGACAGTGCTAGAGCATTTATAAAGGCAGGAGGTCCTGCTGTCTGGAGGATGCTAGTATTCAAACACAACCAACATCAAATCAAACGATGTAGAAATCTTAGTAGACTGATGGGATTCAAAGACTTCAGACATACTAATGTAAACGACCTATATGATGCTAGTGGTAAGGGAGATGGTACATTTACATATGAATACAAGGGAGTGGTACATAAACTAGAGGGTGTTGATGGTCATGTGTTCCAGCAGACACCCGCAGCAGAGGACACAGAGATTGATTGTAGGTATGGTCATGGTATAAAGAATCCTGGTCAACTTAGGATAGACAGTCGTGGTATTGTTCATGCTTGCTGTTTCCACCAGAGTAGACTACGCTTTTTCTATCCTGACTACTATGTTCATGGCGATATAGATTCCCCTGCTATCTACAGGGACATAAACAATCCTAACAAAGGAGTCGGTGCTGAGTATATGCAGAAAGTATTTTACGATAGTATGATTCCACTCATAGAAAATCAGGGTGGGTTGAAATCTTTATCTTTAAAACATAATTCACTTGAGGATATATTGAACACGCCATTATTCCAGTGTACACTTGTAGAGTCATGGAATAAGAGACCTCATATTTGTTCAGATTATTGTGGTGTGAAAAGAAAAAATGTAGCAACCGATACTAAATCACTTGACTAAATAATTTCGTCATGGTATCATGACATTACGTTCATCACCTTCGGGTGACGCAAGTAAGCCGACACGGAACGGGTTCGTTCATCCCATGATACTACACTTGTTACTTTATGCTTCTCTTGAATGTTCTCAAGCATCTGCTCTAATTGATCAGATAATTAAGGACAACTTGTTGAGCGAGTACGAGAAAACGGAATTGATTCTTTATGTAAGAGAAGCAACTCCTAGTTGTTGGGACGCAAATGCCGACTGAAGGAACGGTCTAAACAACCTCATCCTACAGGAGAAAACCGATGGCAACAGTCACATACCGTGGTGTCGAGTACGACACCGAAGAGTACAACGCAAGAGTAATTGCGGAAGCAGACAGGCAAAGAAATCATGATCTAATGTATCGTGGTATCAAAGTAGAACGTAAGTTCGCTTCAAAAAGTTAACTTTACTGCTTGTCTATTGGGAGGGTCTTGCACCCTCCTATTTTTATGCTATAATTTTGTCATTGATATTATTGTTATGAAACAACTCACACACAGAGAAAAATTAGACCAGATGAATATGGTCTGTCCTGCACAAAACTTCACAGCAAGGGAAGTATTTGCCATGTATCATTACATGGAGAGTGTATTTGAAGATGATATTGAAAAATTTTTCAAGGGATTTAGTAAAGAGGATGACGCATGGTGGGATGAGCAAGCATCACGCTCTGCATATCAAAAATTAGTTGACATGACTAATTATTGTTACAAAGAGGGGTTTGTTAGTATTTGGGATGATAACGATGCTCTATTTGAAAATGAATAGAGACAAACTGAAAATTATAGTCTCCGACTTGGAGATGCTACTATCTGCACTCAAGGCAGAGGTATGGAGTGACGAACAGTCCTATAAATACGATGACCTAGATCCAGTTGAAGTGGATTATGGTGATCAAATAGAGGACATATGAACGTCAAATTAGTGAGCATTACTCCTGATGCTGAAGCGACTATGGCATATATTGCCAGAGTTTCAAACCCATCTAATCAAGAGAATGAAAAGTATGCAGGTCTTTTAAAGTATTGCATCAAACATAATCATTGGTCTGTGTTTGAGCAAGCAACAATGACTCTTGAAATAGAAACAACTCGTGCTATTGCAGCACAGATACTTAGGCATAGATCTTTTACATTTCAAGAGTTCAGTCAGAGATATGCAAAGAGCACTGAACTAGGAAAAATTCCTATCCCTGAGTTTCGTAGACAAGATACTAAGAATAGGCAGAATAGTATTGACGATCTTGACCCATTTGTCTCACAAAAATTAGAGATGCAGACTAAAACCTTGTTTGATTCTGCTATCGCATTGTATCAGCAAATGATTGAAGAGGGTGTGGCAAAGGAGTGTGCACGAATGGTGCTTCCTCTTGCTACTCCTACAAAATTATACATGACAGGTTCATGTAGATCATGGATTCATTATATAAATCTTAGGTCAGCACATGGCACTCAGAAAGAGCATATGAAAATAGCAAAGGAGTGTGCTTGTGTTTTTGCAGGACAGTTTCCTTCTGTAGCAGAGGCATTGGGATGGGAACACGTATCGCAGGTATAAACCTTTCAAAGAATGGTTCACTAGCAATAATAAATGACGGTGAAATTGAATTTTATCTTGAGGAAGAAAGAGTTTCAAGAGTCAAGAGGGATAGGAGTGCAAAGATGCTCGCTCTTGAATATCTTGATGACAATATAGATGCTGTCACCATAGTAGATTGTTATACAAAGTATTATCCAAAAAAATTTATTCAAAGAACAAAAGAAAAAGAAGCACTATGTAAGATAGTAAGATCTAAAGGCATACCAATATTAGATTACAGACATAGACATCATGAGTGTCATGCTGCAAACGCTTACTTCAATTCACCTTTTGATGATACAGCAGTTTTAGTCATGGATGGTAAAGGTTCTGTGCATGATCATAACAAATTGAGATTTTGTGAGACTGAAAGCATATTTGACAACTTGAATCCTATTTTTAAACATTACTCTACATTCTGGAGTGAGAGTGAGTGTAAAAAATTAGGAGAACCCTTTTGGGATGGGTGCCATTTTTATAGTGATAGGACTAGCATAGGTCAGGCATTTAGAACTATCTCTAGGTACTGTGGATTTGATGAACTTGATGCTGGTAAGACTATGGGACTGTCTGCTTATGGACACCCTGCTACTCCTATAAATTTATGGAACGAGGAGTATGGTCATAGTATTTGTAGTAAAGATATAAGACCAAGGAAAGATTCTACTGAGTATTATGGTACAAAAATGTTGGAAGCAGACGTAGCATATAACTTACAAAAGTCTGCCGAGAAACATGCAATCTATATGGTAAAAAAAACTATTGAACTTACTAAAAATAAAAATGTGTGTGTATCTGGGGGTTTTTTCTTGAACTGTGTGGCAAACTATTCTATAATAAAAAATGTTGATGTAAATTTATACGTTGATCCTCTTGCTTATGATGGAGGATTATCTATAGGTTCTGCAATTTTAGCTTATTATGAAACACGTACTATTTGACCTTAGAGGATGTCTAATAACTGCAACATTAGATGATGAGGAATATGTAAAGGAAACTCTTATAGAGGCAGCAAAAATTGCAGGTCTAGAAATAATAAAAGTTGATACACATAAGTTTGAACCACATGGTGTAACTGGATATGCATTACTTGCAGAGAGTCACATAAGCATACACACATGGCCTGAAGATGATGTTGCTAGATGTGACATATTTTCATGCAATCCCAAGACAAATTATAAATCTGTGATACAATACATGCAGAACCGTTTTCATTCTCCAGACGTTAAAAAATGGGGATGCGATAGATCCGATTGGTTATGAAGGAATTTGATTATGAACTCGATTACAAGAGACTTGATTTTACAGATGAGGAAACTCGTAAACTTTATCGTA